AGCAACTGGTCCCATGTTAACTTTACCACCAAGCATAGATTTAGTAGCATCAGCAGTGACTGCCTTTCCTACTGACTGAAGACGTTTCTTCACTGCTACTTTTGCTGCCATTTTACCAACAGCTAGAGCACCGGCAACTGCGGGTGCAACCTCGTCAATGTGTTCTTCCTTTGCCATCTTAGTTGCAGTAGCGTACATTACTGATTTATAATCTTTACCATAACGTGCTTTGAAATCCTTAGCAGACTTCTTCATACCCTTGACGTAATCTTCCTTCTTATTCTCCTCACCTATGGTAAGAGTTCTTTCGTCAATTTTATTAGAAACCATTTTCGGTGCTCCTCCTTTACCGGATCTATCTGCGACAGGATCTTGATTACGCTTTCTACGAACTGCAGAAGCAATTTCTGACTTACTCATTTTTGATGCTTTTTCTTTAGATAAACATTTTGGTTTAGGTTCACCCGGTTCACGAGCACATTTGCCCATACGCTCACCTTTAGTGTTATAGCGATCCCAACCGCCACCACCAGCACCACCTTCTTTACCTTTACCAAACCACTTACGAAGATCTTCTAACTTTAGTTCTTCGCCCATGGAACCACCACCGTCTCCGCCGTTACCATTGGTTTCAGTTTCCTCACTTTCGTCCTGCTCTAAACGACCTCTAGCACCGACATGATATCCATTAGGAATCTTCTTGCATTTTTTATCATTAAAGCAATAATATTGACCTTTGGGACAATTTTTCACCACTAGACTTCTGATTACTTATCACTATTTAGTAATCCTTCCTTTAAAAGTTTTTGCAATTCTGCAGTACTACCAACAAAAAGTGCATTATTAACAGTTTTTGGACCACCTTGAGGTTTTTCCATGTCCTTCATTTTCTTTTGAAGATCTAAGAGTTTGTCTGTCACGTCACCTACAGACTTTATCAACTGACCAGCGACTTCAAATGCTCTAGGGTGCTGACTATCTTGTGCTAAGTCTATAATACCACTAACAGCTTCTTGACCCTTTTCAATTAAATTATAAAGTTGTGCTCTACTATATTCATAATCTTTCTGTGGATCATCAGGAGCTTCTCTAACTGAGGGTTCTTTCTTTACAGTATCAATAATTTCTGCTTTTACGTCAAGTGCTTTATCAATAGCATCAAACTGGTTATCCATAAATTAAACATCACTACCTTGACTTGAACTAAACTGTTTGAAATCACTAAAAAATTCTATGTCCTCATTAAAACCAAAATCATCCATAGGATCAATTAAATTATCGTCATCCACAGTTATCAAATTAATTTTTTCTCCTTTAAAATGCTCAGATTCTTTTGTACCATATTGAGATCTAGAAATAGAAACTTGAGTTACTAAACTTGGATCTATTGATTCGATACGAATAACCTCATCATTAATTTGTACAAACTTCTGAGGCTCAAGTGAGTCAGAGTTAGTTACATTCATTATTGTTTTTCCTTTTTCAAGGGTTTCAGACAACTCTAAAGTTTGATCATTATTATAATCTTTTGTAGCCGTCGGAGTAACTGTATAACGAACTTCTCTTGGTGCTCTTATGCTGGATGCATAGTCTATTTGAACTTTTTTAATCAAACCACCAGCTTCATCTGTGGGAACTTCATTGTAAAAGTATGTTTTTGCAGTAAAAGTTAAATCATATACTATAAATCTTCTTTTCCCAAAATCTCCTTCATAATTATCATTGAAAGAAATATCATCTAAAGTAAACGGAATGTCCTTTTTTTCATTTATTGAAGGTATTAAATTTACAGTCGCTGTATATGATGGGGAAAACGTGGGTAAAATTTGTTCTAAAATTTGTAGAGAATCATCCTGCAGTTTAGAAGCAAAACTTAATCTAAATGATATATTATAAGGAACCGGCATAAAAACTTTCTTTATGGTATTTCCATCAATACCACAAAATTTAGTTATTGGCGATAATTTTCTTGTAGGATCATACTTATATGAAATAATTTCAAAGGAAAGTCTGGGCAAAGTTATAGCAATGTTTTTATCAAAATTTGGTTGCTGCTCAATTCTTGCCAAAAACTTTTGAATAGGTCAATATGCAATTGGAACTTTAATAGTACTTGTAACATCATCACCTTCTTTGTGACGTATTTCAATATCATTAAATAAAGTTCCAAAAGTTATTACTATTTTGCGAATGATTTCGTGGTAGAAGTATGTTCCAAACATTAATTACACCGCGCCAAATGGGTGACTTTCAGTAAAATCTATGATTCCATCACCTTCTGTTTGAAAATCTTCAGAACTGCTGTAAGAATCATCTTTATCAAAATATGTGATTGTATTTAGCGTATAAGCAACACTACTTGTAGTGGTGCCCTCTCCAACAATTATCTCCCCAACTGCAAATCTGCCCGATAGATTTCTTGCATTTAGTGTTAAAGTAGGCTCATTCCATTTTGTAACGAATGCTGTAGTTCCTGTAGAAACTCCTCTTATATAATCACCATAACGATAAGTACCAACACCAATAGTGCCAGCAGCGGAAACTGTAATTATTGGTGGACCATCAGTATAACCATAACCAGCATTAATAATTCTAATAGATTTGAGTTCATTAGAATTATTGAGTAAAGCTGTGCCTATTGCAGTAACTCCCCCTGAAGAAGGTGGTGAGGAGAAAGTAATCGTTGGGGCAGATGTGTATTTTGTACCAGAATCTGTGATGGTTACAATGCCAATGGATCCTGTTGTTCCAATTCCAGCGATAGCAGAAGCTCCAAATCCTCTTCCATCAGTTGGTTCTATTAAAATATTTGGTATAAATGTATACCCAAATCCAGGATTTGTGATATGAATTTCCTGAATAGACTTTGTTCCTGTCTGGTTAGATGTAGTTATGGCAACTGCAGAGGCACCAGCGCCAACTGTAGGAGGTTCAATTCTAACCACTGGAACTCTAGTGTATCCAGTTCCTTCATTTATTATTGTAATTCTATTGATAGCACCATCGACAACTAAAGTTATTGCTGCAGCAGTTGTTCCAGCACCGAGAAGAGTTAAAGTAACGTCATATCCATCATCTGCAAAATTATCATCAATATCACCAATGCCGGTAGAAATAACTTCATCTTCATACTCAAATAATTCGCATTTTAACAAGTAGGTGTAATTATTTTGTAGTTGATAGAACGATGGATGTTCGTGATCTACGTACTTGATCTCGAACAACATATCTCCCAGCGGGAAATAAATCAAATCCCCTTCTAAAGGTCTCAAAGGAGCTTTGTCTAACTGTGTGTAATCGTTTAGTAATGGGGTTATACTGTCCTCAAAACGTCTTTGGGAGATGACAATTTCCATCTCCGCAGTAGATCGCACACCAAACTTGGTCAGGATGTTGTGATTATCTGCAAAACCATCATAGTTTTGAATATAACCTTCAATGGGGCAAGACTTAGTAAATTTAGAAGTGGTGACCTCCCGCATAATTGTCTTTACATTGACGAATTGACGCGGCAAATATGTGAATTCAATGCCGTGCATTTTGATATGCTCGTCAATTAAATTCTGAACAAGCGTTTGCTCGTTATTAGTTCCTTGTGTGAAGAATGGATTTAACATCAGCCAATCATATCCATCGGGGGAAGTTCATAGTCCCAAGGCATACGCTCAGTTAGTTCTTTCAGTTCTTGCTGAGCGTCCTCATAAATTTCACGACCGTTGAGTTCAATACCGCCAGGTAGTTTGACCCCACGGAACTTGATCAAGTTCTGTCCCCACTGCCGCTTCATCAGAGCAGTGAAGTATTTTTTTAGAAATGGATCATTATAAACTTTAGTAAAGTCGTTCGGGTTTAGAACTCTGTAGCATTGAATGAGTAGATAATCTCCCGCAGTCAAACTTTGAGCATCTGTGTCAAGATATAGTCTATTCTGTCGTCTATTGTATCTAATTTGTTTGGACGGATTTAATAGAAAATCAACATCGGCAAGATAACTTCTAGTCATCGCATAGGTGAGCATCTCAAACCCAGTGAAGTAGAAGAAGTCACTCATAAAGAATTGATAGTTCAAGTTATTGAACATCGTGGTTGAAATAACACGATTATCAATCTTATAAATTTTTTCCACACCAATTACTGAATCTGGAACTTGAATAAAGTTCTGGTTCTCTTCATAACTAAACGTTGTTGTACCAATGCCTGTGATGTTAGCAGTGGCGGTGGTTGTAGTGATACCAATAGTTTTATCATCACCTCTTGCTTCAATAGCATCAATGAAGTTCTGCGTAATCTTATGCTTTAGATACATCAACTCGACGCCATCCATGTGGCGGTTTTGATATACCTGAATAGCATCATCAAAAAGATCATCAATCTGCTCATCAGCAAGATTAATCTCTAATACGGGATAACCCAACTGCCTTTTCGCGTAATCGATTAGATCCTGTCTGGAAGCAGGGTTTGCCATAATTATGGGTACTTTTCTGTATTTATAAGTATTGATACATATGGACAAATTACCATATATATGGTATAATTGTCAGTGGATTCAAAATAGTTTCAGTAGAGATATGATTAAAACATTTGTTATCAATTTAAAAAAACGGCAAGATAGATTAGATCTTTTTGATAAAACAAATAAAATTAATTATGCTCGGTTTGAAGCTTTTGATGGAAGCGAAATAGATTATACGTGGTTAAAAGATAATTGGTATGATACAGACAAAGAATGGGTAGATCCATTTTTAAATACACAACTCACACATGGGGAAGTAGGTTGTTTTTTATCACACTATAAGTTGTGGATAAAGTGTCTTGAATTAGGTGAACCTATTCTAGTTTTAGAAGATGATGCTATTCTAACTGAAAAGTTCTCCATAGAAAAAGTATCAAGAATACTTTCTGAAGGATATAATTTTTTATATCTTGGTTGGTTGGAGATGAATGAAGATGGTTCTTTACCAATTAATGATGAGTTGGTAAGACCTGTTTACCCATACTGGGCTCTAGCATATGCACTCACACCAGAAGCTGCGAGTATTCTCGTCAATCATACGATTAGAAATAATATCATTCCGGTGGATGAATACTTGCCAAATATGATTGATAGTTTAAAGGTATGTGCATATATAGAAAATGTAGTAATTCCTCATGGAAGAGAAATTACTGGTACTAACATACACCCGGTGGACAGATACCAATATTTTCTAGACTTCAAAACACATGCAATAACTGTTGGTAGTGATGACAGTAAATGTGAGAAATTGCATTATTCTGCAGAAAGATATGGATTTAAATTTAAAAATATTGGTGACGGTGTATCTTGGAATGGAACGGATATGTCAGGACCTGGTGGGGGTCAAAAGATCAATTTATTAAAAACTTATATTGAATCTTTACCAGATACAGACGTTATTTTATTCTGTGATGGGTATGATGTTTTTGTTGCAAATAATTTAGATGAAATTACTCGCAGATATCTTGAATTTAAAACAAAAATACTTTTTGCTGCAGAAGAAAATTGTTGGCCCGAAGAAGACTTAGCATCAAGTTTTCCAGATACTTCAGATCCATATAAGTATTTGAATAGTGGTCTTTTCATTGGTAGGGTTGGTGAGATAAAAAAACTAATTTCAGACCCAATACTGGATCATGAAGATGATCAGCTTTATTATCAAAAAAGATTTCTATCTAAAAAATATGATATCAAACTGGACACTGAATCTTACATATTTCAATGTCATGATTTTTCAGTGGTTGTAAAGTATGAAACACTTTTTAATCCAAAAACTAACTGCTTTAGTTGTATCTATCATGGTAATGGTGGAGATGCAGCGAAGAAAAAATTTAATTCAATTTATAACTCAATTTTTGGGAAAATAGTTTCAAACATTAATTATCTACCAACATATAATTATGAAAAGTTGGATGATGAAATGCTCTTGGTTGATTTTATGACACCAAGTATGTGTGATGAATTGATTAAAATTTCAGATGAACATGGTGGATGGGGTAGTTTATCGTATGATAAATTTCCTGCACAAGAAATTAGAGTTAAAGAACTTGGAATGTGGGAAGAGATGGAAAAACATTGGGAAAAATATCTTTATCCAATAGTTGAAAAATTTTGGACTCCCATGGAGATGTATGGTCTTAGGGACGCATTTGTAATGAGATATGCACTGAATACTCAAACGAGTCTGAAATTACACAATGATGCATCTTTAGTTACTGGATCTGTGAAGTTGAATGATGACTATGAAGGAGCAGATTTATTTTTCCCAAGACAAAATATAACCAATGAAGATGTTCCTGTTGGAAAATGTATTCTGTTCCCAGGTCAAGTTACTCACGGACATACTTGTAGAGAATTAGTATCAGGAGTTAAATATAGTCTGACAATGTGGACTTCTCGTTATCCAGGAGATAAATCATGAGAAAAACATTTATTGAAATTGGAACATGTGATTTTGATACTCTACTTCCACTTTGCAAAAATGGGTGGAAAGGTTACTTTGTGGAACCAATAAAAAAATATGCTGACTTCATAAAAAAAACTTGCTTAGAGAATTCATATGACTCCATGGTGAGTAATTGTGCCATAAGTTATTTTACAGGAAATATTGAAATGTATGCATCCAGTGGAAAATCTGGTAAATGGTCAAGGGGAGTTAGTCATGCAATACACCAAAAAGGATATAAATTTTTAGAGCATCCAAAAAATGCATCACTCATAGAAAGAATAGTAAAAGTTCCTTGCTATACATTAGATGATTATATTGACCTTCATAAAATAGAAAAAATAGATTTTTTAAAAATTGATACTGAAGGTCATGAAACCGATATTATTGAAAATTATTCGTGGAAATTAAAACCCACAACAATAAAACTAGAGCACAAGCATATTGATGATGTTAACATGAAAAGAATACTTGAGAATAACGGATATATAGTTTATGTTGAAAAAGAAGATATTTACGCAATTCAATAAATGGCATTAGATCCAAAATGTTTAAAGGAAGACGCACAATTAGGACACAGTTCTGAAGGATATATTTTACCTTGCTGTATGTCTGATCATGGAGCTATTCCTCAATTGTGGAAAGAACACTTAAAAATTGAAAATGTTGATTCTATAGACGAAATTTTAAATTCTGAAGAATGGATTTCTTTTTTTGAAATGCTAAAAAATAATTCAAATAACGCTCCTCATGTATGTAAAAGATTTTGTTCCAAGTGATCAAGTTTAATTCGATAAATTTAGACATCACCAATAAATGTTCAAACCAATGTCCTGCCTGCTATAGGCAAAGAGGAGTTCCATACGGTGGTGGAGATATTAGTTTAAATACTGTAGAAAAAATTGCAGAGTATTTTGATACGATACGATTTTGTGGTCAGATATCAGATCCTGTAATGCATCCACAATTTCACGACATCATAAAAATATGTATAGGATACAACAAAAAAATACAAATACATACTGCAGTCTCTTCTAGACCTCACTCCTGGTGGAAAACTGCATTCGATCTTTCTGTTGGCAATGATGTTGAATGGATTTTTGGTATTGACGGACTTCCAAAAGACAGTTCAAAATATCGTATAAATCAAGATGGTGAAAAATTATTTGACATAATGAAAATGTGTGCTGGAATGGGAATAAAAACCATATGGCAATTTATTGTTTTCAACTATAATCAAAATGACATCAGCACATGCAAGCAAATTGCAGACAAATATGGTATAATCTTTAGGATAGGAAAATCCGCCAGATTTAAACCTAAGTATAAAATTGAAAGATTACGTCCATCGATAAAATGGCGATCTGATCCATGTGATTCATGGGTTGATATTGATGGTAATGAAAAATCTAGTAACTTTTTACATCTATAAAAACTATGACTAAAAATAAAAAACCAAAATCTTTCTTTGATTTGAAAAAAAAATCTAAATCAAATATTCGTAAGGACTCAGATGTTAACGCTGCAACATTCGATTATGTAAGTCCCTTAAAATGGTCATTAGATTTTCAACTGTCGGATGAGCATTTTGAAAAATTGAAGGATAATATTAGAGAAGCAGAAATTGATGGTAAAAATGCTAAGCCCAAATTAGCAGGAGGAATCTCAAAATCAATTTTTATTGATCCTGAAAGTATTGATTGGTTTGTGCAAGAAATTTTTGTTCCTATTATAAATTCTAATGACTTGGTTAAAAGATCTCATGATGATACAATTTCTCATGCTCTAAAACCACTTTCACCGCCTCCGGGCGTATCTGTTACTCCATATATGGAAACTTGTTGGGTTAATTATCAAAAGAAACATGAGTTCAATCCTAGACATAATCATAGTGGTATGTTTTCTTTTGTAATTTGGATCAAAATCCCATATGATTATGAAGATGAGAAAAAACTTCCATTGGCAGAATCTAGTGGTGCTGCGAAAAAACTCATTGGAAATTTTTCTTTTCTCTGGTCGGATGGATTAGACATTCAAAGTAAAGTAATTCCAATGAGTCCCAAAATGGAAGCTCATGGGGTTATTTTCCCATCAACATTTCATCATGAAGTGCATCCATTTTATACGAGTGATGAAGAAAGAATTTCTGTTTCTG